GACTATAATTAATAATAAGTACAGCAACAGTATGAGCAGTTAAACACACGCAGATTACAGACAGTTAGAGCAGCTAATTGGTGCGAGATTATGAGGCGTTTGAGCAACATAAGAGGGGAACAGTTTGAGCACCTCAGAGCAGTTATATTAAGGTTTATTTGAGCGAGCGTAGCGAGCGATGCGTAATATAAAAAACGCTAACTTCCCTAACCTACAACGAACCAAAAACGAGCGCTAAATATACTTCATATTAAAAAATTTTTGCCAGTAAAAAATCATGAATAACCTCGGACTTGAAATTGTATTCTGGACTGTATTAACTCTTTATATTCTAACAAAATTAAAAGTGTTTCGCAAGTAAGATATGCTTCAAAAAATTAACAATCCAAAATCAACAAGTTATCTAAATTTTAAAAAGTATTGTATAGGTGATCAGATTACTTGGCAATGGTATGAAAATAATTGTCAACCAAATAATGATCAGAAAGGTATTAATTTTGGATTCTTAGCTCATTTGTTTTTAATACCACCTTGGCGTCGGGCTTTATATTCAACACCTGTAGATGAGAGAACACTTGAAGTACATGATATTATTCGAGGAATATTAGAATACAATGGAATCAAGGTCGATATAATCTATCGAATTGCTGTTCAGTTTACAACACCGATTGAGGATAAAGGCCATTCAGTAGAGCATGTAGATCATCCCTTTCCTCATAAGAATATTCTTATCTATCTTACAGATCCTGAAGGTGGTAGTACTGTTTGTGAAGGCGAAGAGTTTTTAGGAAAAGAAGATGATGTAATAATATTTGAAGGTGAGCATTACATGTATCCTCCGAAGAAAGGTCGAAGAATGGTGATAGTTGCAACTTATTTGGATCATGAAGAAAATGATATTCAAATGGTAACATGACAATTAAATAAGTGTCACAAGCCTCTACCTCTGGTAGGGGTTTTTTGTTATAATTACAGTAGATAGAAAAAAATTTCGCCCATGAAAAATTGGCAAAAGGTTGCACTCGGTACGATTGGTTTTGTTGCATTTATGAATCTAACCTCAACTGAAAGAGGAGGAAAGGAACGTTGTGGCCGTGTTCGGAATATGGACTTTCCAAAGATACCGAATAATGGAGGTCTGTAGACAGGAAATAAATAGTATGGTATAATATGAATGTGAACACTACATTTTATGGCTAAAGGATTTAAGGTAATTCCGAAAGAGACTCCAAAGAAGGAAGAATGGGATTATGCGAAGATAAAGCAGAGAGTGAAAGGAAAACAAATTGTCTTCTGTCTACCAGGCAGAGGTTGTTCCTATACCTTTCTGAAGAATTTTGTACAGTTATGTTTTGATCTGGTACAGAATGGAAATGGAATACAGATATCTCAGGATTATTCCTCAATGGTAAACTTTGCACGTTGTAAAGTATTAGGTGCAAATGTATTGAGAGGCCCGAATCAGATTCCTTGGGATGGAAAGTTAAAGTATGATTATCAGTTATGGATTGATAGTGATATTGTTTTTGACACCAATAAGTTTTGGCAGTTAATTGATCTTGCGGTTCCAGAAGAAGGGCCTGAGAAGGAGATCGCAGCAGGATGGTATGCAACTGAGGACGGTCACACCACTTCTGTTGCACATTGGTTAAGTGAGGAAGACTTTGCAAAGAATGGCGGAGTCATGAATCACGAGACAGTCGAGTCGATCACGAAAAAGAGAAAACCTTTCACTGTGGATTATACAGGTTTTGGTTGGGTATTAATTAAACATGGTGTCTTTGAGAGGCTTGAGTATCCTTGGTTTGCACCGAAGATGCAAGTGTTTGATAGCGGTAAGGTACAGGATATGTGCGGAGAAGATGTCTCATTCTGTCTCGATGCCAAGAAAGAAGGAATTGAGACATGGTGCGATCCACGAATACGAGTGGGTCATGAGAAGACGAGGGTCATATGATCGGTCTGACGTTGATTGTGATCGTTCTCATACTGATCACAATGTTATATTATTACAATCCACATCACTAAGGAGTATTATGGTCAAGGGAAAATTAGAGAGGAGATACAAGTTGGTTCATAACGGCCGCGAACTCTCCAAGGGTTTATTGAGTGAAGCAGGCAAGTATGATGCATTTCAGATTCTGGTTCAGAGATTTGATATGGGCATCGAGGGTGCAATCGATCCAGATGAGGTCGAGGTTATTGATATGAAGAAGGAGGAGGAGAACTAATGGCGGTTCATTTTAATACGGGTAATGGAATTGAGGGCCGTCCAAAGAAGACGAGTCAGGGAAGAGGTAAACATACTCGATACTCCGCAACCAGTCGAAATGGTCGTAAAAAGAAATATCGCGGACAGGGACGTTAATGTACTGTCGAATTCGGCTGAAAGACACGAACTATCAGGAATATCACAATTATCGGATTCTTGATAGTTCTTCCTATGAGAGGTGTCTCGGCATCTATAAGGAGTATGTTGATTATAAGGGTTTTGAGGATGTCGTGCCGATCTTTCGAGAAGAGTTTGAATTACCACACACCGATATCATTGGTTATTATGATGGTAATGAATTAGCAGCTTTCACTCTGGCATATAAGTTCAAGAGTGTGAATAGTGTCTGGGCGGATCAGTTTGCATGGAACTATCGAAATAAAAAGTTAAGTTTAGGACATAGAGCCAATAAGAATGAGATTGCATTATATAAGAGATTGGGTTATGATTACTATTATCTGGGTGAATCATCAGATTACAAGTCCAAATTAGATGGATACGAAATTTCAGACTTTTTTAATACATGGCAAACTACATAGCAAATCTACCTACCAAGAAGGTCTGGGTCAGAAAGGAATATCTTACGGACTTTCAATCGGGTTTCGGTGAGTTTGTCGAAGGCCTATGGGTCTCCGCTAAGTCCATACAGGGTCGTGCATTCTATTTTGAGACTTATCTTCCTGAGTATGGTGCAATGTATGATAAGTTACCGATCAGCGCCTTTCTCTCCTCTCCAAAAATACCAGATCCCGATATGGATCTTGTGAATCTACAGTTTTGGAATTGTATGGACTATGATTTTACGGTGATCGTCAAACAATTCGTTGCACCGATGGAATGGGAACTACGTACAAGACATTTTGGCAATCAGAAAGGAAGTTATATCTGCACTCTTGACAACTATCATGGTGACTTTGATCAGATTGATGCATCGACAAGTGAGATGCCTGATGAACATAAGTCATTTAATCTGGTCGCATTGAGAAATGGCCAGTTTGCATTGTATCCAAATAACCGTTGTCGCATTTATGATACATCAATGACACCCGAAAAGGTGAAAATGCCTGACTTTAAGGTATCGACACGTATTTTTGAGGTTGAAAATGATGTCAAGTGGGGTCGATTAGGAGATTGTGATGATTATTTCTGGACAACACCCGATGAACGAGAAGAAAAATAAGCATATTTTAAATTGGATCTCAAAATTATCCGAAATTCGTCCAGAATTAGGTAATTTTGCGGTATGTCCTTATGCATCAAACTCTAAATTTATCATTTTAGAAGAAAAATTACAAAAAGTTGCACCAAGAGCGGGTTGGGATGTTATAATTTACGTTGTCGAGGACGATCATGACGAGAATTTTCTCTATGCTATGGTTGATGACTACAATCGAACCTACTCAAAGTACAAATTTATTGCTGATCATCGAAAATCAAACACAAAAATCAACGGCATTCCGACAAGTAACGGAAAATACAATCTTGTTCTCTGCCAACCTCGTCAAGAATTGACAGAAGCAAGAAAAAAACTTGCAAAAACTGATTATTATAGGTATTGGGACAAAAATTACCTTGAAGATGTGTTAGAAGAGGATTATAAGGTCGTTGAAATTCATATTGCACCTGAGTTAGAGTAAAATGGGAGAACATTTACTACTTGATGTCTATGATTGTACCTTTGGTCAGTTAAATTCTGTTCATTTTCTTCGTTCAATCTTCACAAAAGCAATTTTAAAGTCAGAAATGACAATTTTGAACGAATATAGTCATAAATTTTCTCCTTGTGGTGTAACATTGATGTTTGCACTCGCTGAGAGTCACGTTTCCTGTCATACTTGGCCCGAAAAAGGTTGTTTGAGCGCTGATTTTTATACCTGTGGCGAAAAAAATCCAAAAATAGCTGCTAAATACATTATTGATAACCTATATTCGATTGATTATCGAATTCGTGAGATAAAACGGTAAATAATAGGTATAAATAAAACAGGAAACTTTTTGTGTAAATAGTGGCATCTCGGGCATTCAAAGATATTAATTTATCCTTTAAACGTCATCCAGTAACAAATGACGTTATGACGATTCGTAATGAAGATGCAATCAAAAGATCTGTTAAGAATATAATTTTTACAATTCTTGGAGAAAAACCATTTGATCCTGATTTTGGATCAATCATTAATAATTCTTTATTTGATTTAAATACAAATTTAAGTCAAATTCGAGTTTCAGATGAAATCAGACAGTCATTATCTAATTTTGAACCAAGAATTGAAAATATTGAAATTAATGTGACAGTTGTTCCTGATTCAAATGAATTGAACTGTACGGTTCAATATGATATTGTTGGTCTTCCATCACCGACACAAGAAGTAGACGTTCTCCTTTTCCCAGCTAGAGTATAATGGCTTTCGGTCAATACGTTAATTTAGATTTTGATCAAATTAAAACGTCCATCAGAGATTATCTGAGGGCGAACACAAACTTTACTGATTATGACTTTGAAGGATCAAATCTTTCGATAATTATTGACGCATTAGCATATAACACATATACAACTGCCTATAACACCAATATGGCAACAAATGAGTGTTTTCTTGATTCCGCTACACTTCGAGAAAACGTTGTTGCACTCGCAAGAAACATTGGTTATGTGCCGAGATCTCGTCGATCTGCAAGAGCAAAAATATCTTTTACCGTTGACGGCCTTGAGAATACCTCAACCCTTACATTGAACTCTGGCATCGTCTGTAATGGATCTGGAACAAATACAAACTACATATTCTGCATTCCAGAGAGTATAACGGTTCCAGTCGTGAACGGCTTTGCATCGTTCGACAATGTTGAGATATTTGAGGGTACTTTTGTATCACAGAGTTTTACCGTTGACACCTCTCTGTTTAATCAAAGATATATTCTTGATAACTCCTTTATTGATACATCAACAATTCGAGTTAAAGTTAAGCCATCAAACGAATCAACTAACTCTGTAAATTATCAACAAATTGATAACATTATTGGAATTACCTCAACATCAAATTCATACTTATTGCAAGAAATCGAGGATGAGAGATATGAATTAATTTTTGGCGACGATATAATTGGTAAGAAGTTATCAAATAATAATTTTATCGAGGTAAGTTATGTTGTAACAGACGGAAGAGATGGAAATGGTGCTTCGGAATTTAGTTTTGTGGGAAATATTACAAATCAGGACGGAGGAGTAATCAATGCTGGATTAATCTCATTAGTCTCAACTAATGAGAAATCAAGGGATGGTGATGAGATTGAATCCATATCATCAATTAAGTATTATGCACCAAGAATATATTCCTCTCAATACCGTGCGGTCACATCAGCTGATTATGAATCAGTTTTAGGATTTATCTATCCAAACACAGAATCTGTAACAGCATTTGGTGGTGAGGAGATGTCTCCACCTCGATTTGGAAAAGTTTTTATTTCAGTGAAACCTCGAAATGGTGATTTTCTTTCTGATGAGACAAAAAGAGAATTAACTCAAAAACTAAGAAGTTATGCGGTTGCTGGTATTGTGCCAGAGTTTGTTGATTTGAAATATCTCTATGTTGAATTACAAGTAAACGCGTATTATAATCCAAACTTAAATGATCAACCAAATAATTTAAAAACTAATATATCAAATGCTTTAACACAATATTCAAGATCAATTGATGTAAATAAATTTGGTGGAAGATTCAAATATAGTAAATCATTATCATTAATTGATAGTGTTGATGCATCAATTACATCAAATATTACCTTAGTCACGATTCGTCGTAATTTAAGAGCAGTCATAGGTCAATTTGCTCAATATGAGGTTTGTCTTGGAAATCACATTCATAGTCAAGAATTATCCTACAATGTTGTCTCAACTGGATTTACAATTGAGGGTGTATCAGAAACTGTTTACATGGCTGATGAAGTTATTGATCGTGAAACAGGTCGTATGTTCTTCTTTACATATCAAGAGGGTGGAACTCCGACTATTATAAAGAGAAATGCTGGAACGGTTAAATATTTGATCGGTGAAGTTCTTATAGATACTTGTAATATAACCTCAACAGTAATTGCAAATAACGTGATTGAAATTCAAGCAATTCCTCACTCAAATGATGTTGTTGGACTTCGAGATTTATATGTGAGATTTGATATGTCAAATACGACAATCAATATGGTTCAGGATTTAATTTCATCTGGTGAAAACACCTCTGGATCTAGATTTCCTCATATTCATAGTTATTACACTCCAACTTTTACTAGAAAATCAAACTCCCCAGTCTCAATCACCACTAATTTACTTCCAACATCAGCGACTGGAACTTCAACAAGAAGAACAACTAGTGGAACTAATACAACTTCAACTACAACAAGTACAACCACAAGCAGCACACCTTCATCATCTGGTGGCGGCGGTGGATCTAGCTATGGCGGCGGATATTAATGATTGATACATCAATACAAAGAGTCGAAATAAATCAGGTAATTGAAAATCAATTACCTGAATTTGTGCAAACAGAAAGTCCACTTTTTGTGGATTTTATGAAACAATACTATATTTCACAAGAATTTCAAGGCGGATCAACAAATATAGCTGAAAATATAGATCGATATACTAAATTACAAACATTTGTTGGTGCTGCTCTAACTGAATTTACTGGTTTATCAACAAACACTGAATCATATTCATCCACAATTTTTGTGGATTCAACAGAGGGTTATCCTAGCAAATATGGATTATTAAAAATTGATGATGAAATTATTACATACACTGGAATTGGTGCAACTTCATTTACAGGTTGTGTTCGTGGATTTAGTGGAGTTAACGCTTTAAAACAATCAACAAAACCAGATGTTTTAGATTTTAGAACATCAGTTGGTGCTGCACATACAGGTGGGTCAAAAGTTCTTAATTTATCAAATCTTTTTATTAAAGAATTTTTTAATAAACTTAAAACAACCTATGCAAGTGGATTTGAGAATCGTAAATTAGATAGTGATTTAGATCAAGTTAAATTTATACGACAAGTTAAAGATTTTTATCGATCAAAAGGAACGGAGGAATCATATAAAATTTTATTCAGAGCATTATATGGTGAGGAAGTTAATGTTATCAAGCCCTCTGAATTTTTAATCAAACCATCAGATGCAGATTATGGTTTTGGCCAAGATTTTGTTGTAAAAGCAATTACAGGTGATCCAAGAAGTCTTAAAGGATCTACACTTTTTCAAGACAGTGACGAGGATGATGAAAATATTCAGGGTGCTTCAGGTGCAATATCAGATGTTAAAGATTTTCTATATGGTGGAGAACATTATTACCAAATTACTGTATCAAAAGATTCAATTGATGGTAATTTTGTAGTTCCAGGCAGAACTCGTATTACCGATTCTGTATCACTTGGATCGACTGTTCTAACAGTTGATACAACAGTTGGATTTCCTACAAGTGGTTCTTTATCACTACCAACAGGAAATGTATCTGGTGTTGTTACTTATACAAGTAAAACAACAAATCAATTTCTTGGATTATCTGAGTCTGATAATGTTTTAAACATTGGCGATGACGTAAGATATAACAATGTTGCATATGGGTATTCATTCGCTAATTTTACTAAAAAAGTTGAAGTTTTAATTACGGGCGTTTTAAAAGATTTTTCAATACCTAATCAAACTTTTTATTTTAATAAGGGTGATAAAGTTAGAGTCGGATCATTTGGAGTTAATAAAAGCTCTGAGCATTTTAATTTTGGATCATGGATTTATAACACATCAGTAAAATTTACTCCAAATAATATTTTAAGACAATCAAGTAGTAGTTTTAGAATCTCAACTCAATCTGATCATGGATTCTTAGAGGAAGATACAATTGAAGTTTTAGATAGTCAATCTGATTTAATTGCAGTTGGTCGTGTTTTAAGTGTTGTTAGCAGTTCCACTTTCATACTTGGTGATTTGCCTAATGTTAGTGAATTTAGTATTAATTTTATTCGTAGAAGACTTAAAAGAGGAAATAGTTCTCTTCATGATAATATTACAAAATATACTGTTGATGTTCAAAATGTATATGAGAATCGTTCTAAAAGATCTGCTTTCATTACATCTCCATCAATACCAAGTTTGGGTAATGAACCTATCATTGCACCAGATCGTTCTGTAACATGGACTGGCGCGACTGGTGGCGACGTTATACAGTTAATACAGGTTACAGAGGGTGCGGCTGATCATGGATTTTATTCTGGAGAGGTTGTTACTTATAATGTAATTGATGGATTTTTAGGTCAATTAATTGATGGTAAAAATTATTATGTTAGTCGTGTAAGCTCTAATAATATTCGTCTTGCAAATTCATTACCCGATCTGGTAAATGGAGATTTTGTGGATGCAACGGGAAGTGGAACTTTTAAAATTTCCGTTCCAGATCTTGTAAATAAAAAACTTGATCATCAAAAATTATTGAAAAGAATACCACTCTTTCCACTCTTTGACGGAGTGAAGCGTGAGACAACGCCAGGCACCACTGGCATCCTTGTAAATGGTACAGAGATATCAAACTATAAGTCAGGTGATGTTATCTTTTTTGGTGGCGTTAAATCAATAGATGTATTGGAAGGTGGATCACAATACGATGTTATTACACCACCACCAGTGTCTATTGAAAGTTTAACTGGCACAGGTGTCAGTGCGACAGCAAATGTAAAAGGAAAATTTGAAAGAATTGATATTATAGATCCTGGCTTTGATTATATTGATCCACCAGTCATTGAAATTAGTGGTGGTAATGGTCAAGGTGCAACTGCAAAATCAAGATTAAAACAGATTGATCATTTTATTGATTTTGATGCATCATCTACAGGTAATGCGATTAATATCATAGATAATACAATCGGTTTTGGAACATTTCATAAATTCCGTGATGGAGAGGCTGTAATTTATAAAACATTTGGCACTGGTGCAATTGGTATTGCAAGTGCTGGAATCACAACAACTGGAATACAATTAAATCCAGATCACAGACTAGTTAATGAGTCAATATATTTTGTTTCTAGAGTTAACAACACAACAATTAAACTCGCGAATAATAAAAATGATGCATTAACCAAATCAAATCTTTTAAATTTAACAGGTTTTGCTGATGGATCACAAAGATTTCAAAGTTTAAATAAAAAACTCGTATTAGGTCAAGTTGTTATTGAAAATCCTGGCGAGGGTTATGAAAATAAAAAAAGACTAGTAACTGTAAGCGGTATTAACACATATTCAGATTTTATTGAATATCAGAATCATGGGTTTTTAGATGGTGAGATAGTTCGTTATTCAAATGACCAAATTAAAATTGGAGGTCTAGATACAGATCAAGATTATTATGTTTTAAAGGTAAATGATGACCGATTCCGTCTGGCAGCTGCTGGTATTGGTACAACTCTATCAAATGAAAATTATATCTCAAATCAATTTGTTGGACTAACATCAGTTGGATCGGGAGAACATATATTTAATTACCCTCCAATTACTGTAAATGTAAAAGGAACAATTGGAATTAATACATCTCATCCAGAAAATTATCATGCTAGAGTCAATCCAATTGTTAGAGGTTCGATCACATCAATTAACATAGAAAAATCTGGTAATGGTTATGGTAATAATACAACGTTTAATTTTAGTATTCCACCTCAAGTTCGAGTTTCCTCTGGTTCATCTTCAGAATATAAGGCAATCGTAACAGATGGAAAAATAAGATCAGTAATTGTAACTCGTTCTGGAACAGAATACACTTCCACTCCTGATTTACAAATTCTTGGTGACGGTGCTGGTGCAAAAATTATTTCTTCAATCAGTAATGGTCGTGTTGATTCAGTTACTGTTGATAATGGCGGTGTTGGATATTCAACAGCATCAGTTAGTGTTCAAGAAATAATTCCTGGCACGGGCGCCATATTTTTACCTAAAATTAGATCTTGGTCGGTTAATAATGTTAAAAGATATGAGGATATATTCTATAATGATGATGGATTTTTAAGTCGTGGTGACAATGATGAGGGAATTAAATTTACATCATTTTATGTTCCCAGAAGTTTAAGAAAAATACTTAAACAAAAAAATAGTGATGGTACAATTGATTATACATCAAATGATTTAAATCTTTTAAACAATGCAGAACAGGCATCCTTAAATCATTCACCTATTATTGGTTGGGCGTATGATGGTAATCCAATTTATGGCCCATATGGATATGATCGTAAAGACGGTGGTAGTGTGAGAATCATGAGATCTGGATATTCTCTTAAAAATACAAGAGAGGATGGCCCACCAATATCAGAATTTCCACTTGGATTTTTTGTAGAAGATTTTGAATATCTCGGAAACGGTGATTTAGATGAAAATAATGGAAGATATTGTATCACTCCAGATTATCCAAAAGGAACTTTTGCTTACTTTGCAACTATCAATCCAAGTGAAAATGAAACCAGTGGATCTTTTAAAAATTTCCGTGCTCCCGTTTTTCCATATCTAATCGGTGATAATTATGCAGCACGACCAGATGAGTTTAACTTTATTGAAACAAACAATCAAGATACGAATTTAAATTTTATAGGAGCTAATCGAAACACAAATCCATATAAACTTGACAACTCTGGTGTTGAATATGAGGGAATACACGATAGCCGAAGGTTAGTTAATCAAGAAGCTGATGTTATATTTGCATCCACTGGTGATGTTGATCGATTTGAAATATTGAATGCTGGATCTGGATATCAAGTCAAAGATGATCTTCGTGTTTTAAATTTGGGTAAGGGGAGTGGTTTTTCAGGTGAAGTATCAAGAGTAGAAGGTCAAGAGATTGTATCAATAGCATCTACTGTTGTTACTATAGAAAATTTAACATTTGTTTATAATAATTTAACTGGTAACGCAACAGGAATTTCATCTCAACCTCATAATCTGTCCACAGGTGATATCGTAACTGTTTCTGGGCTTTCTACAGATTCTCTACGAAAATTGAGTGGATCTCATCGAGTAGGATTTAACACATCATTTTTACAATTGGGAGCAAGTATCGGAACAACTGCTGTTACTGGGATTGTTACAGATATTTCTGTTAGTGGTTCTCTAAGTGCAGTAAAAGCAAATGATATTTTAGGCATCACAACAGAAAAATTATTAGTATTAAATGTTGATAGTGTTAATAGTAAACTTAGAGTTAAAAGAGAATTTGATGGTGTTTTAGGAACAGCTCATTCAAGTGCATCTTTAGTAACAAATTTAAATCGAACCATTACCTTCAATCTTGGTATTAATACTGATATACAAACAAATATTAATGTCCCCAGATATTTTAATCCAATTGAAAGTGTAGCTTTAGGAGAATCATCTGGTGTTGGTATTGGTTCAACAATTAGATATTCATTTAGAGTTATTGGCGGAGGATCTACAGAAAGGTTTATTCCAACTCAAAATATATTTTTACAAAATCACAACTTTAAAACTGGCGAAAAATTAATATATTCAAGTGATACTGGAACTACTTTAGAGGTATCAAATGATATAGGTCAAACATTTAGATTGACAAATAATTCTCCAGTATTTGCAATTAATAATGGCACTAATTTACTTGGATTATCAACAAATAGAGTTGCAATTGGTTCAACAGGATCTGTTACTGGTATTGGATCTACTGCTTATCAACTATTTTTTAAGGATCACGGAACTGGTGTTATTCATAGTCTTACACCCCAAAAAACAGAAATCACTGGCTCTATTGAAAAAATAGTTGGAACGGTTGTTACTAAAGAGCCTCATAGATTACAACTTAAAGATCAGGTTTTACTATCTGTAACACCAGGCATTACAACCACATTCCAAGTTCAATATGATGACGCAACTCGTAGGACATTTATAAATCCAATTAATTTTGGAGCCTCTGCTGTTGATATAATTAAAGATCAAATTGTAATTCCTAATCATGGATATAAAACAGGAGATAAAATACTTTATAAATCCTCTAATCCAGCAAATCCATTATTTAATAGTTTTACATATTTTATAGTTAAAGTTGATAAGAATACAATCAAACTATCTGAAACTAATTTTAAATCTAAAAAATTAATACCAAATTGCATTTCACTTACATCCACTGGATCTGATCATACAATTGCTCTTATTAATCCACCCCTATCACTCACTCGTGGTTATAAAGTTGGATTTGCTGTTTCAGATTCATCTCTAAGTCAAGTTGTATCTGGAAAGAGAACCCAAGTATTTGATTTTGAATTATTCAGAGATTCTAATTTTACATATCATTATTTTAATAATAAAGCAGATGATGGTTTCCAAGTTGTAGGCGTAGGAACAGTCGGTGTTACTACAACCTCAAGGGTTGATCTTTCTGTAACACAGAATACTCCAGATAATTTATATTACAAGTTAACTCCAACTAATTTAAACATTAACGCACCGCTCAAGAGAAATACAATTATTGACACTGATGTTATTAATTATTCAAGTTTAAATATATCGAATAGTGGATATAACGGTCTTTATTCAATTAGTGGAATTGGAAGCACCACCTTTGAATTTGCATTAGTTAAGAGACCAGAAAAGGACGGATACACCAAGGAAGAAACTACAAAATTATCCTACTCAACAACATCACTATCAGCTATTGGTGCAATTAATTATGTTAATATTATATCAAAAGGAAAAAATTATTCAAATATTCCTGTAGTTACTTCAATTGGATCCACACTTGGAGTTGGTGGTATAATTAAATTAAACAGCACTAATATTGGACAACTAAAAAGATATCAAATAAAAAATATTGGATTTGATTATTCCTCAGATAAAACAATTCAACCATCTGTTCAATTACCTCAGATTTTAAGACTTGATCGTTTATCTAAAATATCAAGCATTGGAATTAACACTGGTGGTAAAAATTACATTCAACCACCTAATATTGTTATTGTTGATCGTGTTACTGGATTAGTTAAAAATGAAGTTGTAACAGAGGTGGATATTCAAGGAACTTCTATATCTGAAGTTAGGCTTTTAACTAATACAAATTCTTTATCTGGTACAGATCCAAAAATTATTCCTACAAATAATAATAATGGAATTAAAGTTAAAAATTTATCATTTACAAGTGGTGTTAATTTAGTAACTTTAACTCTTGAGGGATCTTATGATTCAACAACTTATCCATTTACATTGGGAGATAAATTATTTGTTGAGAATATAGGTATCGGATCGATAGGAAGTGGATATAATTCATCTGATTACAATTATGAACCATTTGTAATCACTGGTGTAAATACAAATCCAGGCGGAGGAAATGCAACTGTATCATACAATTTAGATTCATCAGTTACTAATCCAGGCACATTTAGTGAATCTTCATCATCTGGACAGGCGATACCATTTGAAAATCTTGCTCAGTTTGATATTAATGTTGTGCCAAATAAATTTAGTGTAGGAGAGACAGTAAGCACAGGCGATAAAGTAGGAACAGTTGTTGCATGGAATGAAAGTAATAAGTATCTTAAAGTTTTATCAAATGATACTTTTAGCATTGGAGAATCAATAAACGGATTATCATCTAAATCAATCGGAATAATTGAACAGACAAATAAATTTGATTCCATATTTAATATTGATTCTGACTCTGAATTTAGATCTGGATTCCGAAAGGAAACTGGTAAATTAAATACAGAACTACAAAAATTAGCTGATAATGATTATTATCAAACATTCTCATATTCTTTAGGAAGTCCAATTTCATATGATAAATGGAAAGATCCAGTAAACAGTCTCGGACATGTTGTTGGATTTAAGAATTTTGCGGATATGAGCGTCGTATCAATTGCATCTTCCGATGATAAGAATCGAAGTAATGCATCTGTTGGTGTGTCATCATCTCCTATTGTGATTATTTCTGATTTAGTCAGTGAAAAAGAGTCAATGCATATGAGTTATGATTTTGATCTTGTCACTGAAAATTCCAAGAGCGTTAATAATTTACTCACCTCTGATGAAATTAATTTTTCTAATCGTATTTTAACTGATTATATTGAATCAAGAACTAACAGAGTCATAACAATTGATAGTGTCAGTTCTCAATTTAATGATGAGCCTCGTGCAGATGCATTTTCAGATATCTTTGGATTTAATCTCAGTGAAATTGATGGAGTTAAGTTTTATGCATTGATATTTGATACTCGGTTCTCTGGAGAAAAAGAGTTAATTCAAATTAATTTACTTCACGATGGATCAATTGGATACATGTTGCCATTTGGTCGTGTTGAGACTGAAATTGATCTTGGAGATTTTGATTTTGGTATTTCTGGGCAAATCGGTAATCTAAGATTTCTTCCAGCTAAGTCAAGATTTAATAATTATGCATTAAGAATATTTGCAATTGAAACATTTAAAAATATACGAGCTGGTATCAGCACACGATCACTTGGAACAGGATATGATATTATTTCTACTTCATCTGGTATTGGTTCTACAGATCCATCTCCAGTTCAGGTTGTGGGATTTGGATCAACCGCAATTACAACTAGTAAATTATTCATACAAACACAAGAATTGGGTGGTTCAGAAAGAACTCAATTAAATGAATTAATTGTATTGAATGATAGTGAGGAGGTGTATCTTTTAGATTATGCTCAGATGATTAATGAGAATACTTCTCAAAGTAACTCTCCGAATGCTGGACTTGGAACATTTGGTGCAGATGTAAGATCTGGAATAACAAGTGTTTATTTTACGCCTCATACTGGAATTGGCGTTACAATGAGAATTCATCAAGTTGCTATTGGTGGCACCGCAACTGGAATTGGAAGCACAGAAATATCGCGTGCTGAAATTTTAACAACAACAACAAACATTGAAGCGACAGCGACTCCACAACCAACTCGAATCAGTGGAATCAATTCTGTTACATATACAGCATTTGATGCGTTAATTGAAATTCATAATACAACAGATAATCAATATGCAGTTACTCAAGTTACTGCAATTCATGATCAAACTACTCCACATTTTACAGAATTTGGTTATATTGATAACTTTAATGGATCTGGTATAGGAACTGTTGGTGTTGGATATTCGTCTGCAACTGGTGGTGATATTGAACTTCGACTAACTCCACCAGCAAATAAGGCGATAACAACTAAAGTATTCCAATACAACTTTAGTGAAATTGGATCTGACAGTGTTGGTTTAGTTACATTTACAAATTCTAGATTTAAAGCATCTGATGCATCATACACTGGAACAGAAAACGATGTTAAGTTCTCATTTAATTTAGAACATAATGGTGATTCAATTTTCCATAAGGTGTTTGATTCATCAGATAATGATGTTGTTGATATTACAAATGATACATTTATTGTTAATAATCATTTCTTCCAGACTGGTGAGGAATTAACATACACACCAACTGGTGCTGGTACAACAATGAGTATCGGAATCGCAGCCACCTCGATTAGTGGAATTGGTGTTACAAATAAATTACCATCAACTGTATTTGCAGTTAAAGTTGCAGAAAATAAATTTAAACTTGCTAGAACCGCTGCTGAGGCACTTCAAACTATTCCTAAAGTTATTGATGTAACAGCTGTTGGTGTTGGAACAACTCACGCATTTACATCCAATAACCTTAACTCTAAGGCTTTAATTACTCTTGATAATAATATTCAAAGTCCAGCAATTCAATCGCCTGTCAACACAACATTAGCAGCTGATTCACTAAAAACATCTAATTTCATAACTCTGTCGGGTATATCTTCCTTTTTCTCTGGAGATATTATTAAAATTAATGATGAATTTATGAAAATTGATACTGTAGGCATTGGAGCAACAAATAAACTTCTTGTAAGAAAAGGTCAACTCAATTCTATACTTGCGGATCACAGTGCTGGTGATACTGTAACCAAATTCTTAGGTAATTATCAAATTGTTAAAGATACAATTAACTTTACAGATGCACCTAAAGGTTCAAAAGGCCCTGCTGGTTTAACAACGACATCAACATTTGTAGGTAGAATCTTTACTCATACTGGCATTCCTGGCGGAACTCAAGAAACATATTCTAATAATTTTGTATTTGATACTGTTCAGGAACAATTTACAGGAGTTGCTACAAACTTTATTTTAAAATCTGGTGGTTCAGATGTAACTGGATTTGCAACTAATACTGGTGTATTACTTCTAAATGAAATTTTCCAAAATCCAAATGATGATTATATTATTTCTGAAACCACTGGTATCACCTCTGTAAGTTTTACGGGTGATGGAGTTACAAATAATTATGATGTGAATGTCTCATCGGTGCCTAGAGGTGGTGTTATTGTTTCTGTTGGAGAGAGTGCTTCATTCGGTTATCAACCATTAGTCGCTGCTGGTGGAACTGCAATTGTATCCACTTCTGGCACGGTATCGTCCGTTTCAATCGGCAACAGTGGATCTGGATACCGTGTTGGATTACAAACTAACATTCTCGTCAGAGCTATTACAAGTTCTGGTGTTACAACAATAGGCAGGGCAAATGTTACCGCTGGTTTGGTCACATCTGTAACAATCACAAATGGTGGGTCAGGATTTAGTCAGTCTTCACCACCAAATCTCGAATTTGAAAAACCACTTAATTATGAAAATATGAGATTGGTTGGTAGTGCTACGGGTATTGGTGCATCAGTATCAGTTCGTGTTGGTGCAGCATCAAGTGTTATTAGTTTTGATATTACAAACTTTGGATATAATTATAAAATTAATGATGTTCTCTCAATTGAAGAGGGTGGACAAGCTGGTATTTTGACTGATGCATCTGCTGGTGATGCATTTAAAACTTTCTCCCTAACTGTTCTTGACGTATTCAATGACAGTTTTGCTGGATTTACTTTTGGTGAATTAGAAAAATTAAATACATTTGAAGATTTATTTGATGGAACTAGAAAAACATTTTCTCTCACAAAAACAATTAATTCAATTGAAACTCCAATTACTTTAAGATCTGGAAAAGGATCACCAATTCGTATTGAGGATAATTGTTTGATATTCTTAAATGATATTTTACAAGTTCCTTTCGAGAGTTACATATTTAAAGGTGGATCTCAAATTACATTTACTGAGGCTCCAAAATCTGACGATAAATTAAGAATTTATTTCTATCGTGGATCTGATAATGATGTAATTGATGTTGATATTTTAGAAACTGTAAAAACTGGTGATAGTCTTACAATCAATAAATACCCTGATGTTGGTATTGGTAATATATTCCAACAAGAACCAAGAACAGTCACAGGTATTACCACATCTGATTCTGTGACAACTAATACTTATATTGATGTTGGTATCACAACAATTAGAACGCTCGAAAGACCAGTAACTTGGAAGAAACAAACACAAGATGTATTTGTTAACAATATAGGAATTGGTAAGGATAGAGTTGAGTTAGAACCTGGCATTCGTCCGACAGCATATATTATTAAAAGTGTGTCTGCTGGTTCTACAGAAGTGTTTACCGATACGGCAGTTCCATTGTTTAATCAAGTTGATGATCTTACCGAGGTCGAACAGAGTATATTAATTCTTGATCGCACAAATAAAACAGGTGTTGCTGCAACGGCAGTTGTTTCTGTTGCTGGAACAATATCAAATATTGTCATATCAGATGGTGGATCAGGATTTACTGTTACACCTCATGTTTCAATCGGGGTAACTACTGGTATTGGAACAATTCATGCTGGTATCGGAACAACATCCGCAAATGCAACAGCAGTTGCAACTGTGTCTGGTCTTGGAACTATATCTGCAATTAATATTGTGAATGCTGGTTCTGGATATACTAATACAAATCCACCATTAGTTTTAATTGAACCAGAACCTATAATCCAAGATACTATAAAAGATATTAAATATGAGGGTGACTTTGGTCATATTGTTGGAATTGGTACATCAATCGTTGCTGGAATCGGAACCGCAATGCAGTTTGATCTCTTTATTCCACAAGACTCAGTTCTTCGTGATGCATCGGTTGTTGGATCTGCGATTACTGTGAGTGGTATTGCATCTGGATATTACTTCACGGCATTTGAAACAAATGTTGGTAATGGATTGACTGCTTATGAAAATGCAGTTGGAACTTCACCAGTGGGAATTGGAACTTCTTTCCTAGACAATATATACAAAGTGCATAGTGCTAAAACCATACAAGGGCCTGCTTTTGGAATTGGCACAACTACTTTGAGAAGAGTCACAGTAAGTGTAAGTTCAACTGAAGGTATCGGTATTGGATCTGGTGGATTCTTTGGTAAATTCTCTTGGGGTCGTTTACACGACTTTGCTAAGAAAGATAACGGTTCATTTACTGTTATTAATACTGATGGTGTTACAGGAATCAAAACTGGCCCTGTGATCATTAGAACTAGGGATTTAAAAGAGTCCTTTACTTAATATAAATAAAAACAAAAAGTCTTTGATAAAATGTCAGCAATTATAACTGATCAACTGCGTATATTAAACTCGGAAAAT